CAAATTTTTGGAACTAAGATCTAGATCATCAATCTGTTGTTGTAAATCATCGTCTTTGGCTTTTACATCTTTTTCAAATGCATATTGGGGGTGCGGATCCTCATGCTGATTATGTTCAGTCATGAGCTTACGAATTAACGCGCCGTATTGTGGGTGTGGATCTTCATCTGCACTATGCTGGTTCATCAACATCACTGCAATTGGAGTATTTGGATCAATTTTTATAGTTACATTTTTTAAATTAACGTCAGTTAAAACAAATCCAAAAGTAACGATAGCAACCACGTTTGCATGCAGTGACATGATTGATTGAACTTCTGTAGTTGACGCCACTGCAAGTAAAGTGCCATCTGATAGATATATACCTAACTCAAACACTTCCATTGTTAAAGTTGGCTCAATACTCATCACAAAACGCAAAGTTCCAGTTTCTGTGTCTACACCACCACCATTAAGCGAAAATCTGGCTAATTCATTTTTAAGAGAAGTTAGGTTTTTCGCTTCAACTGATGCATCAAATTTGCCGGTACCAACAGCAAGATGAGTAAGCTCCCCACCAAAGCTAGCAACATCGCCTGCTTTATTTAATGCATTCCGACCTGCGTCAGTTAAAAAGAAATTAATAGCCATAACCCACCCATATGATTTATTGATCTATGGTAGTTACGGCAAAAAGGTTCGGTGGGGGGCAGTTCCACAAAACTAATCATTTTCTTTTTCGGCAGCTTCTCTTAAAGCACTGAATCTTGACTTACGTTCAGCTTGTTCACGGCCTTCTGGTGTATCGTCAGTGACATTTACAGTTTCGTAAGCTTCAGTGTAATGAACGTTTTCTAAGAATAAGAAGGCAAAAGCATCACCAATATCCGGTGATTTAATTCCCATCCGTTTCATTTCGTCTTTGCTTAAGATTTTATAACGAGCAAAGTCATCAAAACGGTATGGAACGTGGATTAACTGATCTTTAATTTTCACATTGTGTTTCTTCGTTTTTATTTTAAAACGGCCATTTGCGATTGCTCGAGCTAAGCCCACATAAGCTAATGACCGTTTATTTGTAAACTCTTTTCTATTGTCATTACTAAAACATTGTGAGCCCCAATAAACAGGAACGTAGAAAATACCTTGCTTTTTAAGGTATTGGCCTAAACCTTTACCCGCCCCGTTATCATCTACAACCAAGTTAGCATTTGGGTACTGTAAAAGTAGCTCATTAATCTTTGCAAATAGTTCTAAGATATCATCTCTGTTTTTGCATAATGGAATATCTACAACTTCTACACGGCGTGCGCGCTCTCCCCATTGCGATTCACCCCAAACTTTAGAAACAACAATTACTGAATCGTCACGGCCGACACCACCACCAACGTCAACCGTAATGACATAGCCGAATTGATGGTCATCAAAAATACTGGCGCCAACATACATTTCTTCAGTTTGACGCTTGGTAATTAAGAACTCGTCTGATAAGTCTGGGAATTCACCTAGAACACGAATCTTATACTGGGCATCTTCTCTGCTTCCGTATTTTTGCCGTTGTTCTTCTAAGGACTGCTTACTAACTAGTGGTGACTCTTCACCATTAAATGTGAGAGCAATCCATACCCCACCTGCTCGATGACTTAACTTATGATGAGTTTCATAGAACATCCCCGCGTTACGGGTAGGCTGAGAGGTCATTACTGCACGGTTGTCTTCGTGCGTTAAGGCACCAAATGCTACATCAAGTACGGCATCATCTACACCACTGGCCTCATCGACCCAGACCATGTAGTTATCGCCGTGGTTACCTGCTAAGTTTGTAGGTTGATGTTTTGGTGCTGTCTTCGCAAAGACATACCATTTTTCTTTGTAGCCTTTGATGTATACAAGTTCAGANTGGTACCCAACATAATCAGCAAGCCAAGCCAAAGGCCCTTGCTTCAATCGTGCTAGATTGATACTGATTTCTTTCCACACTTGTTTCTTTAACTGCCCAATCTGCGGAGCAGTAAACATCATGATGGATTCATCAAAAAACAAGAGATGCCATAAGGCAACAATACCGGCACTGGCCGTTTTACCAGTGTTATGAAGTACTAAGTCATCTTCACCCAAGAAAAATGGATCTGGATCGAGTACAAAACCGTAATATTTACCTTCACCTAGCTCAGTAACCGATGTAATTTTTAAAGGCTTATGTTCCCCATCTATAAGCCTATAAGATGCAAACTGTTCCCTACTTTCAGGTTTAAGGTTCATATATTGAGAAACAAGCAATTCAATCTTGTCGCCCTTTGACCACCCGTTACCATCGTATAAAGAAATTAAGCAAAGAATATGTGATTTATTGAATGTATGAGCTTTACCATTCTCATATTCAAACCGGAACATTTCCTGATAACCGGTTACTGTTTTAATTACATCTAGTTCTGTCTTACCATCTGCAGCAAGAATTTTATGATTTAGATTAATACGCTCAACTGGGATAAATTCCCCATTGGCTAATTTGATTAAAGTCCCTTTACCAAAGCAACCATGCCCCGATGCTACTGAAGTACGGCTACCATCAAATGCAATAGATTCAAAAAGTAATTCTTGTTGCCATGTGGGTTCGACACCTAATGCTTCTACGGCGAAAGCATAGATGTCGTATCGATAACGCTCACAAAGTTCCCACCATTCGGGAATTTCTTTTAATGGTGCCAAAGCCATACCGTAAAAACACCATTACTTAAAAGATTGAAAAAGGAAGCATTGTTGGATCTACAGCATCTTCTTCAAACTGATTCCCTTCAGTAATTGAAAAGCCTTTGGCAATTTTCGTACTAGCCCAAACAGCTAATAGAATTGCAATGTGTCCATTGTTTAAGCTGCTGCTATCAAATTCTTGCTGAAGGCCGTTTTTATCGACCTTACGGATTTCAAGTACGTTNTTAGGGTTGTACTGGTTNAGCTTCGGCTCAATTTCAATTAACTTTGCTCTGAAACGAGCTTGGTAAATTGAAATCACTTCTTCTAAGTGCTCTTTAGCATTGAAACTTAATTGCCAATTCTGTACTTGATCCGGTGAGTCAGTTACTACAACTGTTTGATCTCTTAAATCGCTTGGTACGGGCAAATTTGAATAAACAGCTGTTTTTTGAATAACAAGCTCACCTGTATCAGCAAATGCCGCTCCAATAAGTCGAATTGGTTGATCCGAAAACCCAGCAACACGGCTGTCTATACGAATAATTCCAGACATTACATTTATCCTTAGCGCCGTTTGCGTTCTAACTTGGTTTGGCATTCAATGCAGAATTTCACGCCACCTAAAGCACGGCGGCGCTCTGGTATTTCTTCACCACATTCAACACATTCTTTTTCAGATTCGCCTTCAAAACGGCATCGGTTTGCAATTTCTTGCTGCAATAAATAATCAGCACTTTCTTGTGCCTTATCGATTAAGTCAGTCATCTATACGCTCAACTGTAATTTCACCTGTTTCTCTATCACCCTTCACACGCTGGTGATCGAGTGATGTGTACTGATCAGCTTGCACTACAACTTTGTCGTTGATTGCGGGCTGTTCCGTTGCTGAGCCGTCAGGTTCATAGCCATTACCTGTGTTTTGGTCGAATGGACCACCGAAACCGATGACGTTAGGTGTATAACCCACGAGCTGAATATCTACAGTTGAGATAGAAAGATTGATTGCTTCGCTTGGGACTGGTGATGGAAAAAGTTCATTTTCAAAAACAGTGAATGTTGAATTAANNACATGATCATTCCATTGCTGAAATGGCACATTAAAACGNCGGTTATCNNTGCTAGACATGTANGCGCAAAANTGCCCAATNACTGAACGCAGATCATTGGGATTGGTGGCAAAGAAAGCGATTTGAGCACGTACAGTTGTCGGCACCAGACGAACCTTCACCCGTTTCTCATCAATGACCGTTTCAATAAAATCAGGCACTGGTAGTAATTGATTTACATCAGGGGGTTGGTCAGTTAACGCTGTTGCAGTAAGCATTACAGGTAAAATCACTTTGGATTCTTCCTCATGCTTCTGGCTTTTTCTATATTCAGAAAGCATTGCTTCTGAATCGTCCATCATCCGTGACGGACATGCTTTTATAGCGTTACCAATGGCTCTCAACTTCCAGTCTGCCGTTAATTGTGTCTCAGGCATATACCAAGCACGAAAATTGACAAGCTGCTTATACCAAGCGTTTTGGATGCATTTAAGCGAATCGTTGGGGTAATTCATTTTTACCCCCATACACTAAAGATACTGCCAAAAGACTTTTTCGGCTTTTTAGGTTTCTCTTTTACGTTTGGATTGTCCAAACTTTGAATGATTTGTTCAGCTTGTTGTTGTACTGAATCAAAACTCTTCACAGGATTTACCATACCCGTATAGAGTTCTTTTTTGCGTTCTTCTCTAAGTTGTTGCAGGCGTTTCTGTTTATCAAATTTTTCTGATAATTCACCCACTAATCCTTGAGCATTTCCTAACTCGGTTAATAGATGCAGCTGACTATTGATATTGTCGTATGTCTGTAAAATTTGATCTTCAAGTAATTGGGCAATAATAATTTCGGGCTGTGATAACTGTGAAATATCTGTTGCGCTATCAAAGCAAGAAACAACACCTTCTGGCTCTTCAGGAACAAATAATCCATCAAATAACTGACCATCCCCTACATTACTTGCATAATTTGGTTGTGCAACGAAATCAAAACCAAAAAAACCCGTTGGAATTAAACGGCCACCGACATTCTTGTAATTGACTGATGTGCTAAAACCACCCGCTTGGGCTTTATAATCTTGTAATGCGATCTCACCAGGCTCGTTATCATAAAACTCTTCTCGGTGTTCAACTGTTCCATCCTTTGACGCACGTAATTCAATTGTTTTAAATGCCCGTGAAAGATATACAACTTTACCTTTAATGATCACCGTTTCAGGCGGCACCATACCATAGCGCTGTCGAATTTGATGACCGTAAAAACCTTGTAATGAATTAGTAGCAACCATTTCTTGTACATGGTCACTGTTGATCAAGTTGACCATTGCATCTACATCGACATTACTTCGATCAACACCGGTAAATTTACGGCATCGGTCATGTAAGTTGTAAGATAGAACTTTTGTCTTTCTATTTTTGCTAGCCATAAAAAAGCCCCAATGCTGTGATTGAGGCTATTGTTTCAGTTGTTCTATAGTTGAAATTTAATCAGTTCCAAATCAAATCTTTTGATCAAACTCAATTAATTCCAATAGCTTGTCATGCTGTTTATCTTCAATGGTTGCATCAAAGATGTACCCACTTTTAAGAGAAATAAAAACATCATAAAAGCGCTCATGGACCATGCCTCCTCGATGTTCACTTTCGGAGACTTGCAAACAATCCATTTGAGATAAGTCAATTAATTGAGAACAAGCACGTTTTCTACAAAAGATTTTTAATCGCATACTTCACCCAATTACTTAACAAGAGTGCCTTCAACACCACGAGCACGGCGCTCAGCTGTACGTTTATTAAATTCTTCTAGCGCACTTTCCATATAAATAATGGCTTGTTTGTTGAACTCACTCGGAAATTTTTCATCCAAGGTTTTAGTACGGTGAATAAGTACTTTTAACAATGCTTCACTAGTAACCCCATTCACCCCATGTTCTGGAATTGGGCCATCTTGAAAATGAATACTGATTTCAAAATCTTTTGCATTTTGGTTTTCAGGATTTGCTGAAATCTTATAGTAATGGCCCTGAGCATATTCCGTAATGCCTTCAACCACTTCCCCTTTAATAACTTTATCAATTTCTTGTGGTTCTAATTCATGGCTAGCATATCCTAAGAAATGATCAATTAATAAGTTTTCTCCCTGACCATTGATAGGTTCTGCGATTCCTACTAAAACATTGTCTTGAGCTTGTTGCATATAAAAAAGTCCTGAACTAATGAACAGGACTATGAAATCATTTTGTATTTGAGCGCTAACTCAACAGTTCCAATTGAATTAAAGGAAGTTATAGACTGCATAAGGCTTAGCTGTTATTGCCGCTGCAAAGCTTGTGGTGCCTAAATCTCTATCAAATGCCATTGAGTGAACTTTAACGACAATATTGGCTGGTACTAAACGGCGTAATATCGGTGACAGCTCTACCACTTCATTTGCATCAACAGTTTTATCTAAAACAATTCTAATCCGACTTGTTAAGAAGTAATTTGGCTTTTCAAAATCAGACAAATAGGCTGGATATTCTTTTAGCTTTTCCAAGCTATGCCATAGCCGGATAATCTGAAAATGATCTTTCCCCCACAACATTCGTAAAACAAACTCTAAAAACGCTAATCCTCTTTTATTACCCATGCTGCTCCAATTGGCATAGATAATTCGCATTAACGTGTCAGAGGTGTTATTTCGGCGTAATACAACAAGTCCGTTTTGTTTAGAGAACCGTTCTACAACTGTTTTACTACCGATATGAGGACAACCGTAATCCAATAAATCTTGTATGGACTGTTCAAAGTTTTGTGCAAATACTTGTTTAAATGCTTTAGCAAGTGCGGTTTGCAAGCCCGTACTCACATATTGTTCATCGATAGGCCGAGTAAAGCTTATAGGGTCCATGTAGCCCCCGAAATATCAGCGGTGCGTTCCAACTCAACAGTAATGCTGTCTTTTGTCACATACACCCACTCATTAGGCTTATTCAACTCATTTGAAAGCATAATGGTAAAGTCACTCATCCGGTCTTGGAAAGCCACAATATTGTCATTAATCAGCTTCCCCATTTCTTGCGTATTAAAGCCATTAACCAGCCAACGACTTGAGCTCAATGATTCACGCCCGTATCGTTCTACAAGTAATTCTTTGATCTGTGTCTTAACCATATCTGTGTTATGTACAGAAGCCAAAGAGCCTTTAATTTTTACTTCAATTGGCTTTTCTACAACTTCATGTACATTCACTTTACCTTCATACAAGTTATCGCAATAACCAATATACCGACAGATATCTTGTTCTAACGTTGCTTGTTCAGCTGGGTTCTTGGCAACCACCACAAGATTTAAATGATTTATGTCGCGGTATGTAATGGCAAAGTGTTGCTCTTGCAACGTTTCATTCCAGACAGAAATAAACTGTGCCCGTTTCATAAATTTTTTACGGACTGCATAGTCAAAGTTGCCGAGAAATACCGCATCTTCATCGTAAAGTGATGGATAGCTTGATAATAAACGTAATTCTGATACAGCTAACGGATCTACGCCCTCTCTAATCAGTCCACCAGCTTTAAAACGCACTGATACCCGCTGTTCATCATTAGTAAGTACATCAAGTAAGGCCGCATCTTTTAAACGATTAACATCAACTTCCCCGTATGTCTCAAGAATTCCAATTATTACNGTTTCATTGGCTTGCAGAGTACGACCAGCTCTCTCAGAATCGCCAAACTCAATAAACAATCTTCTTAGATTATCTGTAGTAATAGTTACAGCATATTCACCTGGTTCAACATTCATCCAGCGCGGCTTAATTACATAGTTATTATTGCCCTGCTTAACCGAAATATTTGCAAGTGAAAGGTCCTCTAAAAGGTCTATTCGATATTTATGGAACCCTTCAGTAACTGGTACAACATATTTAATTTCACGGTATTCACTTTGTTCTGCTATTACTTCCGCCGTCTCACCAGCTTTAACAGTAATTGATTGAAGCAACCGCCATACTCTACCGCCGCTATGGTCCTCAATCATTCGCCCTTGACTTAAGCTCACAGCATTTGTTGACCGGTTGATAATTTCTATTAAGTGCTGACACGGTGTACCTATAGGCAAAATGCCTTTATTTGTAGCATCCGCAATAATTGAGCGGTCACGTGTTTTGGTAAATGGTTCAATTGAAGCAATATCGATTTCTGGACCAAATGCAGTCAAAAAACTAGCCATAGAACGCAGCTGGTGAACGACAAGTGGATCTTGAGCTTTATAGCGTTCCTGAATCTCATAATCATCTATCGCTGCTTGGAGCTGGGCTTCAAAATCAGCTTGCGTTAATGTCATATGTCTCACCTGTTACTGATTTACCCAATCGGTCTGCTACTTGGTTAAGATCTATATTCACATTCATGATGCTTAAATGAATATGAACCGTCTCAAATCCTTCGGTTTGTGAATACAGGGCTAATTGGTCAGAGTTAAGCTCAGATAATATTGGTAGATCCTTTTTCATCTTAATAAGAAAACTATCTGCCACCCTCGAGTCTAAAGGTGCCATTAGCAAATCATAAAGAGGTGCACCAAAGTCAGAACCATACTTCCCATTAACCGGATGATTAAGCCAGTACTCAACCATGTCTAAAATTGTTTTAGATGTGATCATTAGGAAGTTGCTCTATTACTGAAAATCATCAAAAGCTTTACTAGTATTGCAGTGCCAATCTGATAAGTTGAAAAAATGGTGAAATAGATTATGAATATCCATAATGAAACGCTTAATGCATCAAAATATGAAGCAACGTTATAGATTCGCCAATCAACAAGAATAATAGTGATCAATACACATGCCATACTTATGAAATACATATATCTGATTTCTTTAAATAAGAGGCTTATAGGTACATGACGGAATTGTTTAATATACGCAGCTTTATTCTTGCTATTCCATCCTGTAACAACGGAAAGATAAGCTAAAAATGCAAGAATTAAGACAATATCAATACCGATTTGAATTTGCATAAAAAACACCCTTAATAAGAACTGTATTAAGGGTATTGCTTTTGTATATATGTAAGCGTGAATGGTTCCATATTTGAAAATAAGAAATGCATGGATTATTATATATACAAAGCCCGCTCCACTTTTGACACGAGAACGTATAGGGTCATAAGTGTAGGTTAGAAGATGTCGCAACCCATCTCTAACTACCGGGCTTTTTTTAATGCACTTCAAAAGCTGTAAGCAGCCATGCATTACTACCTTCTCGCTTAATCAATGACGCTTCATGCGAATTAAATACAATATTTATTCTTGTAGATAAACCACGTTCTGTACGCCGTTGTGTACTACCTTGAGCGATTGTTTGCACAATAGTATCCACAAGCATATGCACAACTTCATCATATGTCATGCCATCACTTTCCATACGGCGCTTGATAATATGCTTAATACCCTGTTTATCACTGCCATACTCAAAATCCACCCAGCCTAAATCATTACGATACATAGCTCTATGCACTGTGGTTTTTTCCATAATGGCTTTGTTCATTGCAGCTTTACCACGTGTGATATTTGCTGTAACTGATTTGATTGGACTCGCACTATCAAATTCAGGCTTTCCCAGTTCGGATTGACCAGCCTCCGAACTTATACCAAGTTGTTGCTTAGCATGTTCAATTTGTTCTTTCAGCTGGTCACGGTGAGCTATTTGCTTAGCTAAATCCTCATCAAGCTTTTGCTCTTGTTCTTCGACTTCTTTCATTTTCTGATCTACAGAAGTACGGCGCGGCGGTAAGCTAACTTTTTCACGCTTATTTTGTTCTTGGATTTTAGATTGTGCTTCACGGATAAGTTTAGCAACACAACTTACGGCGTTTTCAAATGTTGGCTTATAGTCATCACTAAAATCGCCAGATAGAACAATTACTTTATCATTCAGTTCGGCCTTCACTACATCCGCTAATGCACGAATATAAAGTGTAAGCGTAGCGCCACCTGAAAAGAAAAATGCAACTGGTAAAACGCTAACACCAGCAACGCGCTTAATTTTGCGAAATTCTGGTGTAACAATCGTTTGGCCTGTTGCTTTTTCTAAAGCCGATTGGATCTTTTTAATGTATGGAGTAGTAGCTGTTATAGCTGCAAGATTAAGACTGCCCATGAAAAATAACCTCATATTAATGAGGTTATCTTGTAAGTAAATTTTTTCTAGAAATTACATAAGTTCCATTAAATTTCATTTTGTTTATAAATAAAAACCTGCATTTGCAGGCTTTTATTTTAAATTAATTAGAAGTTAATTTATTTCGGACGTTCGTTAAACTATGTTGAAACATTTGTAAACCTAATTCAGTAGAAATTTTGACAGGTTCACCATGGTGATATGTTTCAGTGTTAGCGTGATATGTGTTGCCATTTCCAACAAGATGATTTGTTTCAGCAATCTCTGTTTGCAACATTTGTATTTGATTATTAAGAGTTGTAGACATGATAGGCGCTTCCAAATTATGAACTTCTTCTCGTTTAATACTGCAATATTTTACTTCCCCTGCAGTATATTGATCGTATTTAATAGCTTCTAGGACAACAGCTATCGCATTAGGACAATCATGAATAATATGCTGAGTATGAAAACTCCCCGATCCAATTACAGTAGGAACATTAGTAATGTTTTCTATTGTAAACTCAGTGTCATTTACCATTTTAGAAACTTTAAGGCAAGAACCACTTAAATAGATTAGTGCAATAAAATCACTATTTGTTTTTTCAAGTATAGATCTCGGAAGCTCAAATTGTGTTTTATTTTGTAAGATAAAATCAATAAGGGCCTCGCTAAAATCTCTCATACAAAATAAACATCCAGCCATACCAAATACAATATCGCCCAAACGTTTCACTTTCCTAAAAGGAATATTTAGAGTAACTTCTGTACGATTTACTGTAAAGGCTATGTCGGAAGCCATGAAATGAGTATCATAAGCTGTTGTTGTCATTAACATAATCCTTAAAACGCGCGCGAATTATGCATTTATGAATAATATTTTTCAAGAACTATATGATCAATTACATTGGAAATATCAATAAAATTAAGAATTTTATATTTGTAAGTAAACTTAAAAAGCCAGCTAATAGCTGGCTTTTTATTAGGGGAGTCCTATTTAGACATCTTTATATTTTGATAAGCCCTTATCGATTCACAGGTTCGAAAGGAAAGCGTTTTAAAACCTTCCCAAGTTCAAGCACCTCATCTTTATGAAGAAAATCCCACAATTGATTAAAGCGTTCACGCAATTGCACAACATTAACTGGTGTGTGGTGTAGTGAATATTGCTGTACAGAAACTGCTCCGCTTTCTTGAATCGATATCCAAAAGTTTTTAGGTCCTTTTGGAGATTGATACTTTAGCTCCTCACCTAATTGCTGTGCAATGTCATAAGCAAGAGGGTTTTCTAATGCTGGATAACGAGCAGCGAGATTATCTACAAACTTTTCTAAACGTTTAAGTGTATCTGTTTCAGCTGGAACTAGCTCTTGTAACGGCAAGAGCTCAAGATACTGCTTCGCCTCATCAAAATGGATTGAAAGCAATTGGCTATATTTAGCAATTCCAAAGTGGCGATTATGACGAATCCACATTGAAGCTCTTAAGCTTCGATCCCTCCCTGCACGGCGATCAACTATCTCGTGCAGTGCATTTTGTTGTTCTGGAGAAATGGTTAAGCGTTGGTTTATTGCTTGCCCTTTAGTCCAGTATTCCCACAGCACATCGTCGCACTCTTGCTGGTACATGATCACAGTATCTCGAATTTCGGGATTAACCTTGTTTGGACTTATAGTCATTAACCATCCAAAAAGCTTACGAACAGGTAAACAAACCATATTGTACTGTTTACCATCTTTTCCAGTTGTCACTATTTCAGTGATAACTGAACTAAATCTTTGTTTTAACTTTTCATATTGTGATTGCCATGTGAGGCCCATTCCTTCAACAATTGGGCGCATGGCAGTAAATGGCTGATTGTTGAATTCAATAATTACTAAATCAGCACTATGAAAAGGTACATTAATTTGTGTTAAAGTACGCATGTTGTTGCTCCTATGCAATGACAGGCCTCGTTTTCTTTCCACGGACTGCGAGGCTTTTTTGTGGTTAAAAATTTACATATTGTTCTTCTGTTAGATTACTTAATAAATTAAAAAAAGTAGGTCGAGTTTCCTTAGTTAATTTCTGTCTAGGAAATTCACTTAATATTTTGACTGCTTCCACAGGATCTAACTGTGAAGTAAATGGAACTGATAATTGAATAAATGATGTTTTATCTGTTTCCAAAGCTGTATCCAGCACATCTTTTACTTCATTGTAGCGCGGCTTCCTTTGCGCGGTTAGGAAAAGTCCATCAAAAATAATATAAATCTCGTTTAATCCTGGTAATTGGACTTTCGCAATTGCTCCCATGAGGGGCAAATTAGTTTCAGGCCCGTCATCTCTACTAAACCCATCAGTAGGTGTACGATAAGTCGCAAATAAGATTACTTCTTGACAATTAGGTAGCTTCAAATAGTCGAGCAAATTAAGACAATTTCTCGTGGTATTACTTTCGTGATATCTGTGAGCAATTATTAAATCTTCATTATTGTAGAGCGAGGCAAGATAATTCGCATAGGGTAAATATCTTTGGCAAGATTTGGTTATGTAATCTGATCTAGAGGAGAAAAGATTTGAGTTATGTACTTTATCTTTTAGAAAGTCATCAATTTTTCGTGTTAAAGATATGGGAATTGTAACGTTAATCTTTTCAGTCTTTTCCGCATAGATTGATGTATCAATTGTTATGACATGAAAAAAAACATCTTTATCACGTTTTTTAAATGTTACTGAATTAATTTCAGTCGGCTCAGGAATATCAAGACCTTGGTCACTTAGAAAATCAAAATACTCAAGCGTCTTCTCATATACCTTCCTAATCACCTCGTCATAACTGGAACCAGTAGCATTAATATTCGGTTTATCAAAAAGTGCAGCCTCATAAATATCTTTTTTAAAGAAAGACTTAGATTCTGTAATCTTTACAGCAACTGTATAGTTTTTCACCAAGAACTCCTTTTGAATGATATTTCAGATTTTTAGACACCTTTTTTAATAATAGTTCTAAAAAAAATATTGTCAACAAATTTAAAATCAAATAGTTATTAATAAAAATTCAACTTATTGAAATTATTAATTTTAAATTTATAACCCCAAGATTCCAAAATTAAAGATTTATAGAGTTACAACTCTATACTGTGATTTTATTTGCTTCACTTACGTTAAGTTAAGTTAAGTTAAGTTAAGTTAAGTTAAGTTAAGTTAAGTTAAGTTAAGTTAAGTTAAGAATAGATCAAGTTATATGAAAAAAAATGCCGTGATAACTATCACGGCGGTTTTTCTTGATCATATTGGAAAAATCACAAACCCTTACATGGATTATTTAGAGGTGTCACAGTAGCAACACTACTTGCACTTCCACCCAATTGTTTATACTTGGCAAAGCTTTGATTTAGAGTTTTTTGCCCATACTCGATCCGTTGAGCAGCTGCATAACGCCTATCTAAACGAGTGACACCGCTAAAACTTTGTAACCTATCTTCTTCTTTTAAAACGTCTTGTGCAACTTTAATACTATTTCTTGCACTAACAACATTAGAGGATTCTATAAATAGCTTATAATTATTAGTACTTTTGCATAGATTAATTTTTTGTCTATTTTCCCGCTTCTTAGCATCAATTAAACGGGCTTGTTCCTCCCTCTCCGCATCGGCTCGATCTCTTGCTTGTTTTGCTAAACGGATTTCTTCTTCCCATTCCTCTTTTTCCCGTTCTTTAGCATTCTTTTTATTAATTGCTTCAATATATTCAGCCTCTCTTAACTCACTAACTTTATTTAAGTACTTGTCATAAGCCATCATAAATTTTTCACCACAACTATTGGCAATAAAACGATGGCGCATTTGAAAAGTTTTTACTAGATTGTTTTTGCTATTTTCATCTAATTCAGGATTATTGATTCTAGCAATGTCAACTAAATCATAATAAATGTCCACATTTACATCTGAAGAACTATATATTCCTTGCTTATATATCAAATTATTAAAAATTGAATCTGAATAGGCATCAGGATTTGGCGTTCCCTGTAAGGCTGCAATTTTATATTGTGTATCTAATATTACATTGCCAGTTGTCCTTTTATAGAACTTACAACTTTGCTTAGAATCTAAACCATATTTTTCTCGTAAAAGAACATAAAGTTCGTCCATGCCACCATAAGACACTTCAGGGTTTGTACTTAATAAATCACAACTAAAAATACAAAGTTCACTAACTACCTTTGTCGAATTAATATTTTCACTGTTGGTAGCAATTATTTGTTTATTCAGAATATCATTAACACTTGTAGCAGCTTGAACATAACTTGAAAAAGCTGCCGTAACTAAGAAAGATAATTTTAATAATTTTAAAGTCATATATATCCCAAAACTAAACGTCTAATTTCCCCATTCCAATGCCGCCAGTTAGAGCATGAGCAAGGAAACGATCACTAACATTCTGCCCGATGTTACCATTATTCTGATTTACAACAACAACTTCCTGTGGGTTAGGAGTATTTAAAGGTTGCTTAAACGGCGTGACATTAGTTAATAATCTATTTTGATTATTTAATGAAGGTTTTGCTTTTGTAGTAGCTTGGGGAACGATAGCTTTTTGGGTGCTTAAAACACTAGCAACTTTAGCTCTTGTATTTTCCACAATATGACTTGATTTCAAATCTGATACAGCTGGGGTATTTTCTTTAGGTAGATTAGTTTTCTGTTCCTGAACGGTTTTATCAATGTTAGCTCTGTATTTATATTCCTTTTCTAAATGCGGTCTATAATCAAATGACTGCCCATTGCGAAGCTTTGTTTGCCCATACGCCCATCTTACATATTTTGTGCCGAGAACTCGGGCAATATCTTCTTTTGATGCATTTGGGTTATTCTGCATATAAGCTTTAACCGAAGCATATTCAGGATTCGTTTCGATTTCATGCTTCATAAATGCACCTTGTGCATCTAAAGCTGCTTGGCTCCGTACCATATTACCGTTTGCATCAAGTAATCCCCTTTCCTTCATATATGCCGTAAGCCGGTCTTTACGGGCTCCTTGCCAAGAGATCATACCCATATTCGTACCACCAGCTTTATCCTGGTGTTTACCAAACAGATATTTATCTTGGTAGTCATTTTCCCTACCAACAGAAGCAGTTAAACCAGCAGCCCAATTATCATTAAAACCAGCTCTCTTCATTGCATTGTAAACTGCAAGTTGCTTTTCCTTAGTTTTTTCACCAATTGGAGAAACAGTTGAACCATAAGCAGGTACATTTTTATTTGCACCAAAACCCGGCTTATAAACTCCTTGCCCAATGCCCCATGTTGGAACACCATCATGAAATGGATTAAATCGGTTAAATTTATCTTTAATGAAATCTAAGGTATCACCAGCAGTATCTTTAACTCCGTCTACAACTTTTGAAGCAGTGTTTTTTGCCTGATCAAAAGCATTAGAAGCATAACTTACAAATCCTTTCCAAGCAGTATTAATAATACCTGGTACATCTGCAGCTATTAATGAATCTGTCCACTCTTTAAAATACGGCGCAACTGCGGTACCAAGTTTATTACCTATCCATGAACCAGCCATACCACCAATCAAAGTACCAGCTGGGCCTAATATTGATCCTACCGTGCCACCAATAACGCCCCCAGCAAGACTACCTACAGTACCGCCCTTTTCTTGTGTGCTTTGTTCATTCCAATCTAATAATGATGCACCAGCAGCCAATGCACCTATTACGGGTAGACCACGGCCAAACTTAAGAAATTTACCTAAGCCCTTTCCTAATTTCCCTACACCTTTCTTTCCTTTGCCTAGAGCACCACCTAGAAGCCCACCACCAGCAGATAACACGGAAGTAAGCAATTTCCCTAGAGAACCTAACAAACCACCCTTAGACGCCAAATTATCGGCAATACGCTGCAATAACTTTATTTGTTTGCGGTTATGGTTCTCTTGTTCACGAGGTAATGGCTCATTTCTCTTTTTACTACGCATCAATCCAGTTAATGGCCGCAAAGCTAATCCTGCTGCACGGCGTACAGGTGAAAGTAAATGACCAACTTCATTGATTGCGTCAACTGTAGGATCTACACCTTGTGTTGAGTTCGGCATTACTCCTTTAATCGCCGTAGATATCGTTTGGGCAACTTTACGAATTGATGATTGGTTTTGGGGTTCATTAGGGTTTGATACAAAACGGCCTTTTTCGTCACGCTCTGGTACACTAGGATTTACAATTTTTGATAAGTCATCATGACTATTAATTTCTATAGCGGGCTTTCGCCCATTAGATTTGTTGATTTGTTTTTTATCTACTGTTTTAAGGTCATTAATTGATTGGTCCAAAACATCAGCAAAGTCTTTGACCAGCTTGTCTGCTACAACAAAAGATTGAGTGATTGGATTAGCTTTGTCTTTTAATAAATCTTCAAAATCTAAAGCTTGTCTATTATTGACAGCATTAAGCATCTTTTGAAATTCAGTCAGTTTAGGCTGAGGCTGTGCAAATTGTGCTTTTTGCTCTTCAAAGCTTTGAGTAAGGATACCAATGATCTTTTCAATGTTTGAATCAATCGTACTAACTTTTTTTTCAACTCGTTTCATTCCAATGATAAAGCCGAGCTCGTCATAGGATAAAACTGTATCATTGTGATTTGAATTTGCCATAACAAAAATGCCCCATACTGATATAGAGCATTTTTGCAACTTACTAACTATGAATTTATGATGAGTTCCTAGACTTAAAAGTTAACTTTAAAAGTGTTACTTACAGGGCTATCAGTAATAATTTCTACTACATAACCTAATTTTGAGAAATGAATTTTTGCCTCTTCTAAATACTCTAAACTCACGGCACTTTTGTCAAAACTCCAACTGGAAAACCGTTTTCCAAAACACGAGTCAGCTTTAATTGCATTACTGAGAATATTAATAATATCAAGAACGGTTGGATTGCTTTGCTCCGCAATTTTTGCAGCTTCAGCAGCGGTAATACTAGATGACATAGTGAACATTCTCCTAAATTGTTAGTGTTCTCTACATTATAGTAAGCACGTGATAATAACCTCAAAAAAAACCTTTAAAATTACAAACTATTCATTACTACTATCTTCAGGCTCCACTTCACCAGCTTCAATTAACGCTAACTTACGCATAAACGCCTCTTCTTTTTTCTTTTTCATATTAGCTTTTGCAATTGCCATTCTTTCTTCAGCACCTGAAATAACTGAACTACGCCGTGCTTGAACTTCCGATTGGTCTTTAAGATCATCTACATCTAAGCCCCAGAACATTGCCTCAGTTCGAGCAATGTTAGAAATGCTGATACTTTGTTTAACGTTCAAATCAACCACTTGACTAATCAAGCCCATTTTAAACTTAACCAGCGCTAATTCATCTTCAGTAGGATTATTCAGATTAAGGACTTCATCTCTAATATGAATAACACTATCGATAGTATCTGTAATTAACTCACCCAGCTTATGAGCTCGTATACGGTTATTTTTGACAACAAGAGCTGACTTTAGATAGTTCTCGTTGACTGTAGAACGCCCGCCGTTGTTATTACCATTATTTTTAGAGTTTTGACTATTAAATTCAGCAATATTTGACGTTTTTTTGACGGAATTTTGACTATCACTTTTTTCTGATTTATCAGTATTTTGTGTATCTTCTTGACCATTATTTTTTTTGGTCAATTTTTTAATCTCTTTATTGAGCTCTTGGGCTGTCTTTTTGACTAAAGATTTAGCTTTCTTTTTCCATTTCTCAGCAAGTGCTTTACGGCGTACAACGGATGGCGAAGGCATCTCACAACCGAGTTCTTCGCCAACCTGATCAACTAAAGCTTGCCATGTAATCTTAGGTGAAGATTCATAGACTTCTTTTAGCCGGTTCCAAATTTCTTCCGAGTATTCAATCTTGCGAGCCATTAAAGTCTATCCCTTATTCAGCAAATAGACCTATTTGTTTCACTTCATCTAAAGCTTGCTGCTGTAAAGAAGCCTTGCTAAAACGTTTTTTATTTTGGATAAGATCAATTAAAGCTTTTTGCTGTAAATCATTCTCTTCACGCTGGAAAACATCATCAATAGCCATCTCTAAATTACGGATTTGTTTTGCACGATTCTGTTCACACTCACGAACAATACGCATAAGAGTGTGAAGTTCAGGTAAAACCTTTTCTTGAATAGACTGGTCTTGCGATAAACAAGCTTGAATCAGCCCCTTTGATGCTTCAAGCAGCTCTACAGTTAAGGCTTTCGGGAAAGATGCAATATGCTGTGCTGCAGCCATACTTAATTGAAATGCCATGGCTTGAGTGTATTCACTCATCATTTCACCTAGACTGTTAAACAGAATACCAGCTACAGAAGCTGTTTTGTCTAGTTCTGGCTCAATAGTAAAACCAAGAACCCAGTCGGCTGAAACACCGTATTTTTGACATAGCACCGAAAGTAATTCTGCATCTGGCATTAACTTACCATTTTCGATTTCACTCATTCGGTTTTTATGTGGTGTACCGAATATCTCTAAAGCTACGTCTTCTTGACGTAATTGAGCCATATCACGCGCCATTGCAAGTTTTCTTCCAATAAGTACTCGACGTTGCAAATCGCTCTTTTTCGCCATTTAAATGCTTCTCCCAGCTAACCAATCAAAATCTACAGTTTTTGACAACCAATCAGTTTCATCAGTAAAAACGCACGAAAGCCAGACACAACCCTCTTCACATGGTTCTGCCAGCTTAATTTGTTCACTTATGAAAATATTGTCGTCTTTGAATAACAAGCCATCACCTTTGACACTATCAATTAGTAGTTTTGGATAGTTATCAATATCAAATCGTGGATAAGTTTTAGCGCTGTAAGAACGAGTTTTAAGTGGTGGCTGAACAATTAACCGTATTTCACAAAGTTGATCGATAGCTTTTAACTTAAGTGCTCTAAACATAGGTCCATATTGTTTTTGAACCTTGTCCTTATACTTTTTAGCACCTACTGAAAGACTATTTCTTTGCTTTCCGTTCTGATCAATTGTAGCCCGCCAAATCTCGTTAGCGCTTAATCCATAAGGCAATTTGATTGTGATGTATTGCTTACCAAAAATGATAACACCACCTGTACTTCCCCTATACACACTATTTTCACCATCATTTTCTTTTTCTACATGGCACGGGAAAAACACATGTTTATTTGAGCTAGCTTTATGCTTTTTAACTTTGTCATTACCTGATGAAACACTGAAATCCTTAAAGAATTCCTGTCTTTTATTATTGGAGAAAAACTCGCTCCACTGACGGCGGTTACTTTTTTTAATCATAACGACCTCAAATCAAGCAAGTAAGATTTACATAAACTTGAAGCTCTTCTTGCATGACATAATCCTTAAAAACACTTAGTTCCAGAATTATTAACCGTTAGATTTATTTAGAAGTACCCTTGTTCCAATTCATTATTTTTGTTTGTAAAAAAATGCTCTCTTTTATATATGCAAAATATATTGATCCTCAAAAAAACATCGAGCTGGTCCTACTTACCAATGTGTCAGCACTTTTAGGATAGGGGCCCCTATCATTTCCTTCTTTTTAGTAATTTAATATCCAAACCCTTTTTACGTAGGATTTGCATCACACACCAAAATTTTAAAGGCCACATCTAGTTTCCCTTTATTATAAAATTATTACCTAGGGGTTGTTTAGAAATCTAAAACTTTTATAACTCTTACTCAGAAATTCTCTTTTTCATCAACCATAAATTACATAAAATATTATATTTATCCACAACTTAAATAAGCTTGATTCTTTAATTGATAAACTCACTAGAATAATATTTCTTAAAATAATAGGAGTATATTGACAGAAAAAAGCTAAAATATTACTCTCTAAAAGTTTTCTTCATAAAAAAGCATCAAAAAATGAAAACTATCATCGTAGCTTTTGTACTCTCAGCAATTTTGATCATTCTATCATTTTTATTTTACATGATTATAAAAACCCATTATAAGAAATAACAAAGAATTAAAAAAGCTCATTTCCGAACCAGAAATGAGCTTATGAAATCCACATAAACCTGAAATACTAAGTATGGCTACTTAGCAATATTAAATTAAATGAATTTCTTTGAAGAATCAATATTTTTTTTAAAAAAGTATCTAAAAAAATTTAAAATTATTACAAATATTATAATTATAGCTTTTAGCAAAGTTAATTTCTTTGCTGCTACAAAAAAGTAAAAGTTCAAAAAGAATAAAACTTCTAAAATTAGTTAACGGGACTAAGAAAACTATTTTTTAAAAGTTGCTTTATAATGTTTGGAATTAAAATAATTTACAATCTCTTCCCCATTATTTTGATTTTTTTCTAAATTTAAGGTTAAAAAATCTAATTCCGATTCCAAATTTATAAACTCGGGAATATATTCTTTGATAGGAGGGGGTGGCTTAGGGCCCCCTTCAGTAATTTTTTGAATAAACCCAGCTAACCATAAAATGTATTCTTCTCTTAAATTATAAGAAGGAATCAAACTTACATCAATCTTTACCTTACAATCATTTTTACTTTTACTCAGTACTTCATTGAAATCAATAAAATTATATTTCAGCTTATATTCTGTACCCTTAATTTCTTTTCGAATCACCTTCATAAGAATATACATATTTTCTAAAACATCTTTAGAAAATAGTTTTTCATTTTTCATTTTTTTGTAAATAGTCTCAGCAAGAAAAAGATATTGTGGCATGTTACAAATTCCATTTCATAATTTCCTCTTATTCTATAATATAGAATTATTAAATTAATATTACAAGAATTTACTCAAAGTTTTTTATTTTAAATTTTGAAGTAATATCAAAATATTAAGATAGTAATTCCTAATAAAAAGGTCTATTTCTTTTTTAAGAAATAGACCTAGCGAAAAAAGCGCTCAAACCTAAAAATGGCTGATTTAGTATTAGCTGCCCTTATTCAAGTTGGTACTATTAAGTAATTTAGAAAATGCTCAATTAACCTCTCTCTTTAAATTTCTCTGCTTCCATCTAGTCCCTACATCTTATGAAATGGACCCCATATTGCATTCATATTCTTGAGCTGCTTCTCTTCGTAGTTAAGCCTTTTTCTGATTAGCTTGAACTTGGGTCGGGGTTAGCTTGTTTGGATTGTATTTTTTTGAGCGTTTTTTGCTGGTTGCTTTAGATTTCATTTGCACCCACCCCCTTTAGCTCTTAACTTTTCAGCAACTAAACGATCAGCTACACGCTTAACTCGATTCCAAACAAAGTTGTGATCAATTTCAGAACGACCTTGATAAATACGTTCAAGTTGAAATGCCGTAACTGAATAATCCACTTCTAAGGCCAGTAAATCCCAATCTTCATTAAAAGCTGTAGCGTAGGGGGTCAATTGGTTTTTCTGTGCCCAAATACGCAATTGGCGAGCATCTGGACCACGCTTTACAACTGGTTTTGGCTTAGATTTGATTAAACCAGTGGAAAGCGCCCATTCAACACAAGTTTCGCAACGACAACATAAACGCTTGTACATAGGGCCGGTGCCGTGAGGCATATTGAGATCACGCCCTAAAGACTCAACCTGTCGGATTTTATTACCAGGATGTTTCAGCCATTTCTTAACTGCTTTTTCTAATGCTTTTCGCTCATCAGATTTAGCTGCTACGTTTGAGTAAGCAACTAATGCGTATTCAGATTTTTTCATATCAATAAATGCGTTCACTGTGCTTTACCTCCACCTATACGAGCATCATCCCAATCACATTCCACAATATCTAAGCCATCATGTTGAAATCTTGACCATAGACGGTCCCCAAGATCTTCGCGGACCTCAGAAAGACTTAGGTTTGAAATCACAACTGTTGGCTTCAACTCGTCATAACGAGTGAGTAGAACCTTATGAACACTTTCAAGAAGTTGAGGACGTTTTTCAGCACGGTCATGTAAACCGTATTCATCAATAATTAATAAATCTTTTTTTACATAGCGTTTTAGCGCTTCATCTTCACTATCACCACTACGGCGATAGGCACCCGCGATATCTTCAGCTAGATCTGCAGACGTAATGTAAATAGCTTCCCAGTTCTTAATGATGATATTTTTCAGAATTGATGAACCTAGATGTGTTTTACCCGTACCAGTACGGCCGACAAGAAGTAAATTTCGAAAAACACCTGAATTGAAATCCATAGTGAACTTTTCACAAGTTTTACGAGCTTTGTCTTGTCCTTTGTGAGTTACTGCATAGTTGCTAAAGCCGCTATTTACATGTCTTTTAGGGATACCAGCTCGAGCCATTTTCAAATTTAAAATACGATTGTTCTTATCGCTTTCATATTTTTCATTTGACTGCTTCATGATTTTTTCAACACAAGACTGACAAACGATTCGACCATGTACATTGATCATTTGTTCTTTGTGGATCTTACAGATCTGGTTTGTATGGGAAATTTTATATTCCAATTTTTGAGGCACTGCGTTCATATCAATTCACCCTTCACAGCTGTGTGAGCAACCGGTTCATATTTCTTTGGCGCGCCCCATTGATCATTTACATTGCGTGGTAACGATTGATGGTTTGACTGTTGACCGGTAGTCATTTCGGGTTTTTCGTTTAGGTACCAAGATGCTTTGAAGGCACCCCAAGGATTTTGTCTTTTCAAACAATATTCGACGGCTTGCTGCAGTGTGATTCCTGCTTTTTGGGCTTCATTCAAAAGTGCTTCAAAAGCGTTTTCGGTGTTTTGAGCTTTCTTGGCTTTACGAACTTGTAAGAACTCAGCAGCGTCTTTCTCAGGTACACCATTTTTTTTCAAAGCACTCTTGAAACTAAATTTTGTTTGAGTCGATGAATCAACTTCGCCAACGGCGGAGTTGTTATTACCTTCTGGATTCTGATTAAAGGTTTCAGGATTCAGTGAATCAGGATTCAGATTAAAGGATTCAGGATTCAGGGCGTTTTGGTCTGAGATAGAAACAGTTTTAGAACCGTTATCTAACTGTTCTTGTTTGTTCCCACTACTGTTTGCTTGATTCGATTCGTTATCTTGATAACTGTTTTCAACAGCAGAACCAGTATTTTGAGGGGCAAACGGTCCTGTTTTATCGTAAAAATGCTTTAAATCAGCTTTATTTAACTGAATTGGTTTTCCAACAATTGTTTTGTTTTTCGGGTTACGTTCATAGACAGTGTAGATACCATTACGGTCAGGTAATTCACTGTCTTTCTCTAGCCCGTGCGGGTTTTGATGTTTAACAAAGTTAACGATATGGATAACATCAATACCATCAGCGTTATATAACTCGATAAAACCGAACTTAGAAATGTTCTCTAACTGTTCTGCAACGTTTATATCGTCTGCAGGAAATAAAGACATTTTGATTTTCTTAGGTCGATTTTCGAGTCGGCCTTCGCGATCTGCTAAAGTCCAAAGCCCTATAAATAGCAATCGTGCTTCATAAGGTAATTCAATAATGTCTTCATTCATAAAGAATGAGGGCTTAATATTTCTAGATCTTGCCATTTCTTAAGCTGCCTCATTTTTGTTTGTATTTAAAAAGGGATTATTCGCTCGAGCAATTGCAGCCATAGGCAAAGGAGAAACGCTATTGCCACACATATGTACTTGGTCTTTTTTTGACAACGGTTTGCCGCAATAAATCGGATCGATGATGTAAGAATCTGGAAAACCTTGCGCTTTATAAAGCTCTCTTGGCTTAAGCATGCGTAAACGTATATCAACAATTACCCAAGGCTCTCCTTTGATCCATACAGTGACTAATGCAAGTCGATCTTTGGTCGTTAAGGTATCCATAGGTGCAGTGATGTCTCTTGCATCACCATTGCCGTAATAATTAATCAAGAAGGCCGCCACTCGTAAAGCACCCTCGAAATCGTCTTTACTTAGTTTTGCAGTTACTAAACCATGATGGCCGCCTTTAACTTGTGCACAAATCGTTGATAGTGGTTGATCTATAGACCAATTACGCTGTTGAGATGAATTGGCAAACTCAGTTAGAAACGGGGCTAAAATTGGACATACAAGTTGACTATGCCCACCATAGCTTGCAGTTGTGGTTGCAAGAGGCTCAGTAATGTTATGACCTATGCTTGTATTAAAATCACGGCAAATAAATGGAGTTGAAGAATTGACGAAATATGGATTTTCAGCATCAATCACAAATCGCTTCAAACCTTTCGCTAAACGTTTAAGTGTAGCTGGAACAAGTGGTCCTTTCGGGCGATTAAAAATGGAATTACCTAAATCAGACCAATCAATAGAATCTGCCGTAGGAATCCATTTACTCTGTTTAGCCTTAGGTTGTTTCGCAAAATACTGTTCAGGCCAAACTATTGGATTGCCATCACAACGGGCGATTAAAAATAATCGTGAACGAATTGTTCCCGCTCCAAAATCAGCAGCAACAATATTTGCACGCCATTCAACGATGTACCCAAGACCCTTTAATGTCTTTATAAATCGTTTCCAAGTTTGACCAATACGTTTTGGATCTGGGATCAAGAACTGTAAATTTCTTGGTACAACTTCACCAGGCTCTGCAATACGATTTACCAGCTTTCCATTTACTTCAATTTTTTCAACGGTTACAACACGGCCTGTTGCTTTGTCACGTTTTGCAATTAATGGTCCCCAATTAAGCATCTGGCGAACATTTTCCATGCTTATAACATCCGGTTTTACTTTCCCTGCAAATCTTGGGATAACCCATGCAAGATCTCTAATTTCTTTTTTCCGCGGTTGACCACCAGCAGCTTGAGAGTGATGAGTGCAATCAGGGCTTGCGTGAAACCAACCTACTTGATAGCCGTCACAAATCTCAACTGGATCAACTGCGAAAACATCCTGAACATAATGGATAGTATGAGGATGATTTGCTTCATGCATGGCAACAGCTTTAGGATTATGGTTTACAGCTACATAGACCGGACGATTAAGCCCCATTTCAAGACCTGTACTGGCGCCCCCTCCACCAGCAAAGAAATCAACAATAATTTTCTCGGAAAAATTCAAACCATATTGGGTTTTGAATAAACGTGTATTATCAAAACAAAACTTAGTGTTCATTCTTATCACCCCATATGTCCACAATGATTACAGTGATCAAAGTCATAGGGGTTGTATTGCCATACGATTTTTCCGCATTTTGGGCAGTTAAAACGTGTTTGAGGGTTTTTGACTCTTCTTTTGGCTCTTTTTAAGTGTTCAGGCTGTTTTAAGCCTGCTCCTTGAGTCATGATTCGTGGATTATATTGATTAAAATCAAAAGTCCTACGCTTTGCTTTTTCAGCTAAATGAAATGGGATAGCAATATACTTCTCATCAAGTTGACTTGCTTCATCTTTAGAAAAATATGAAGCCTTTTCAAAATCAGTTGATATGTCAAAAGAACTTTTATTCAACCAAAAAACATCATTTCCTGAATATTTCCCTTGAACGAAAACAGCATATCCAAAAACACTATCGATAATTTGAGTGCTATTTGGAATTGTTTGGTGATCAACTTTCCATACAGCTAATGCATCAACATGATCAGCAGAAATTGGACATTCAAACTCTCTAGCATGATTGAAATGACGCTGTGCTTCATCTAATGTACAAACATATGCTTGATCAATATCAGTGTGATAACCTGCAAATTGATGACGATGAAAACTTACATTTGGTCCGACATTATCTCTAAAGCATGCGATGTAAAAACGATCTCTCATGCTGCACCTTCCTGAGCTGGTTTATACAAGCTCACTTGTTCAGCAAAATTCCATGCACGTTTACAGATATTATTTAAAGACGAGCGGCGTTCATCTAACCATTGTTCACGCCATTTATTTTTCTCAGCTGGATCTTGAATTAAGTCATAAGCTTTATAGAAAGCAGTACGGTCAAGATAAGAACCTAACAAAACACTGTTAAAGCTATTTACCAGGTCAAACTTTTCTTCATTTCGAACTTGAATATAAGTTTCTTTAAAATTCAACCCAAAATTAGAAACAAACCATTCGTCATGCCCACCAAAAATAAAGAATGGAACATCAAGGTCGTTTTCAATTCCTTTTGCAGAGTATTGACCGTTTCCAAGTACACAAGTAACTAAAGCAGCAATTTTTAAATTTGGTGCTTCAAATGTACATTTATCACTAGGATTTATTAATTCAAAAATCACTGATCCGTCCCCACTTCAAAACGTAAATCTAAGAAAGCTTGGTTCACTGGTCCTACGTAACGTGACCAGCCAAAGTTTTCTTGCCAAAACCACCAATTGTTCTGTTCGTCACGCATCCACGGCGTTCCCTCAGAATCAGTGTGATTGGTTCCTAACGGCCAAACTTTTTTTTCTGAAGTCATGAAATCTCCTTTTGTGCATTGAATGCACGATCTAGAAATTTCTCTTCATCGGTTTGAGTGTTTACGATTTGATGCGGGGCATCTTGATTTATAAGACAAGTTGAGCACTGTTCTTCTTTAAAATCAGTGCATTTGCCTGAGCAGGGATGATTTGCTAAATTACTCACGTTCATTCTTCCAAGGGTTTGAACAGCCATAGACCATTTCCTGTTGGCGCAGGGAGTGGTTTTTTAATATCCGAGTTCTTCATTAATTCCAAAGTCTTCAATGTCATCTTGAAAAAGATCATCGACTGAACCTAGGCGTCCCATATAAGCCTTTGATAGATTCAAAAGCGCTGCCAACTTTTCCTTGTGAATTAACTTGTATTTCTTCGGTACGATTTTTAATTCAAGCAAATCCAACATTGCGCAAACATTCTCAATATCTGACAAGCCATTGTTTTTCTTGTCATTTTTAAATCTTGAAAATGTAGTTGGATCTAGCCCCAACTTTTCAGCAATCTGGGAGTTATTACTGTTTGCAAGAATGCGTAAAACCCTTGTAATGCTATTTCTCGCACTTGCACTCAATTCGGTTGATACTTTGCTCATGGTTTAGTTCCTAAGCGGTTAATTGTTTTGAACAATATTCCTTCCATAAATTTTCTAGTTTTCTTCCTAGATCATATGAAAGGCGTTTCCCACATAACCCGCGCTCTAAATCACTAACGTAATTCTGTGAGCACCCGATTTCTGCGGCTATAAATGTCTGAGTAAGACCCTTTTCCCTTAACTCAGAGATCATCTTCTGCCATTGATTCATGGGCGGTCTCCGATAATTTTTATTAAATATATAGGTTTTCCGATATTTATTCAATAGCCAAACCGATTGAAATATGTATCAGAATTCCGATAGAAGTAACGATGGACAAATTTATGGCTACTTTGGGCGAAAACTTAAAAGCAATTCGCAAAGCTAAGAAAATGACTCAAAAAGAACTGGCTATGAAGTCAGGTGTCAAACAATCTGTAATTTCTGATCTCGAAACAGGGAATGCCAAATCGACAGGCTCTATACTTGAGCTGGCTACCGCACTTGGTGTTACCGCAGAAGAGCTAAAAAAAGGAATTGTCAGTAAGTTTGACAATAATGTTGAGCCTATAACTAAAAAACTAATTCCCGTTCTTTCTTGGGTGCAGGCAGGGACAATGACATCAGTAGAAGCTATCGATCCTAATAAAATAAATGAATGGTTGCCACCACTTAGTGCAGATGATCCAGATGGTTGTTTTTATTTGAGAGTAGTTGGAGTAAGTAATTCCCCTAGATATGAAGAGGGAGACTACATTTTAGTTAATCCAAACTATCAAGTTTGCGATCTAATCGCTGATGACCTCATCGTTGTTAGAAATAATTCAGACGCAACCTTTAAGAAGCTTGTAATTGAAAGCGACCAGCGCAAATACTTGCAAGCATTAAACCCCAACTTCCATCCCAATATTATTGAATTTGAAGATGGTATGGAGCTCGTAGGCTTAGTTATTGATGCATTTAGACCATTAGGCGGATCACGTCCAAAGCGTGTTAGAAAAAGTTAAATTAAGGTTTTAGGTGATATATGGACAATTCAAAACTACCAATCAACCAGATTATTGCTCGTATCAATGATGCAGCTAAACATGGTGAAGCTTTGGTGCTGACTGCTGAAGAGGTAAAGATTCTTTCTAAAGATATTGGCGACAAAGTCTTTATTCCTGTGCTTACTAATGAGCAGGTCGTGCAGTTGGTAAAAGAAGGAAAGCTAGGACAGAAAATTAATAACACAAAAGATTAATAAACTGTGAACCCGACACAGTCTTTACAACAGATCGGGTGGGGAAAATAATGAGTAAGACAGTTGTAAAAGACAAAACCGTACACTACAAAAAAGTAGACTTTCTAAAAGGCGCGAACCTTGGAAACTTACTTAAAGCCCAACTATTAGATAAAGACTCTTTTTATCATAAAGCTATTAATAGGCAGCAATTTGTATCGGCTACTAAAGATGATTTTATCCTTATAAATCACGCAAGTTCACATCAAAGTATGTTCTTTGGAGAGCTAATCATAGTGGAGTCTGGTAAAGCTCAAGCTGTTTTAAAAATAGACAATGATAGTGCTACCGAATTCCCAATCAAAACTTACTTAACGGAAGATTTACCTGATGATGAGGATGAATCTGTTGAAGTAGTGCGCAAAGAATTTATTGATAGTGTTTTATATTTTGGAGTGATTGATAATCATGTTGCAATTATTCAATCCAGATCATTAACAGCAAGAACTCTTGAGTCTTATTTAGGTTGGCTTTTGGGTGAAGCAGCTAAAGCCTTACCAGCGAATAGTGCCTTAATCTTAAAAGATGCTCCGAACCCGGCAATTAAAGAAAAATTGGAATCAACGCCAGCCAAGACCATCTCAATCTCATCTGGAATTGGATCAACAGAATTGCAACCGATTCACAAAATAGAGTCGAACGTACCAGCTAAGATTGATTACAAAATCGAAGAAAATGTGGTTGATGTTTTAAAAACTGCATTTGGTGTCGATTTGGATGATTTAAAACTTGAAGATGGCCTTGATGACGCTAATTTAAAGCTTAAATTAACACTCACCTATAATCGAAAAACATCCAAAAGCGGGCAAAAAGTAATTGATACTGTTGCATCATCTATGAGACATAATGATGATTATGTTATAACTCTTGAAGATGGTACTAAGGTCACAGCGGATAACTTAAAGATGAGTGGAAAAATATCTGTTGAAACAATCAATAATAAAGTTTATAACGACGGCCTTAAAGTTCAATTGTACAATTGGATGACTACCAATATTAATTTTGGTGATTAATCATGGCTAAACGCTACTTGCCGTTTTACAACAACGCTAAATTTATTGCATTAGTGTTAGTAGCTCTATTTGTCATTTTTTCAGTTACTTTTAAATTTCTTGCCCTTGATGTAAATATCAACTTGGTTCAATTTTCCTTTGTTTTGTTATTACCGTTAAGTCAAATTTATCTAGCCTACAAAGGTATGCTCGATGCATTGAAGCTTGATGGTTTAAATCAATCAGAGCGGGATCGCCTCACGTCTACTGTGGATATAAGGAGCAAATCATCACTATATGTTGCCATTTTATTTATAGTGATTGTTTTTGGAATGTATGTTTTCAATGAATTGAATTTACTATCAAATCAGCATCTTTTAGCATTAGTCTTATCTGTAGGCTTAACCTCAATATTAAGTTTCTTTTTGGCATGGAGTGATTTAAAAGAAATATCTATGCTTGAGAAAACCCTTAAGGCTCGTAAAGAGGCGAGAGAGGCCAGAAGCAAAGTAATGAGCAATAAATAAAAATCAAACACTACCCTTCTCACCCAACCCACCCCGTGTGGGTTTTCTTTTGTCTATTAAAGCATAAAAAATCGGATTTTCTATAAAAATATCGGATTACCTATTGACTAATAATATCGGAAATGCGATATTTATCTCACAGACAACAAAAAAGCACACCGCCCCTCCCCAGGTCCGATGTGCTTTTGCAAAACTGCGAGATCAATTATGAACGTAAAAGCTCCTCCTTTCAACTCATTTGCATTTGTCAGCATGGCTGCTCTTGCAATTTCTGGTGGTTCTTTAGTTGCTTGCCAATTGCAGCCAGCTTTCCAAACAAAAGAAGTACCTACTCTTTTTACACCTAAAATTCAACCAAGTACTTACGGTGTGTTAACCGCGAAAATCACAGGTAAAGATTCTGGCGTTGCCGTCATCAAATTAGATAGCTTCCGTTTAAACGTTAGCTTTGATTTTGAAGCCTATCCAGACAGCTACGGCGTTCCAGGTTCTGAATTCACCGCTGTTGATATTACCCAACTCACTGTAAATGAAATCACTGACATTAATGGTAAGTCATATAACGATTTCACCGAATTTGAAGACATCCGAAACATCAATGGTCTTCTAAAAGGCTTCATCGAACGTAACAAGTTGGTGGAGGCTTAAAGATGACTAATTTCAAAAAGCACCCTGATGGCTACATGTCATTTTTAGGCCGTGATGATAAGGGCCTCTACTCTGTTCGCATTGGCTGGCAAGTGTACGCATCTAATGCTAATGGCTCAGTTCTTTACAAAGTTAAAGACGGAGTTAAGACGCCTTTAAATGTGTTCAGGTTCCAAACTTCTTATCCAAAAGTTTGGAATGAACTCACCCAAGAAATCGATTTTCAGCGCAGAAAGCAGCTCGCTATAAAACTGCGTGAAACAAACATCCCTACCTATGACCGCAAAGCTTATAAAACTAAGCGCGGCTTCACTGGCTCAAGATGAGGATAAGAAAAATGGCGTTACCGATTATTACTGCTGACCAAACTTTATTGGTTCAAGCAATTATTGTGTACCTATACGCTGATCCGGGTTTAGGTAAATCATCGATGGGCTTTACT